AGTTGTAGACCCCTCTGTGAAATACAACTGGAGATACGTACCTTGCTTCGATCCTCAGTCCGATCCAGAATGTCCCGGCTATAGAATACCTTATGACCTGGAAGAGATACTAGCACAACCTGACGACCCTCTTGAAGAGCAGTATGTGCAAGAACAGTTACAAAGACAAGCAGAGCTTGAAGAAGAAGAGGAGTTTGAAAGAAAGGAGCGTTTGAAGAAAAACAAGCGTGACATGGAAAAACTTCTCGGAGGAATAAATACACAACTTATGTCAGACTTAGCACTAGCTACAGAGGCAGCATATTTTAGTGTAAACCTGTTTCCAACTTCATACTACAATCCTTTAGAGGGTGGAACATATGAAGATGCCTTGCAACTGATAGATGCAGAGTTGCCAGACAACAAAGAGGGAAGACGAGTGAACTACACTCAACAAAAACTGCATGAAGAAATGATACAATCACAATATGATAATTGATTATCAAGGGTGCTTCGGCACTTAAGAGAAATACTATGAAGAAACTTTTGTTAGCAACTGGACTTCTATTTTCAGGCGCATTGTTTGCTAATGTACCCATTACGGGTTCTGTAGCATCAAAGTGTGTGATTAATGTAGATACTCCAGGTGTTTATGGTAACCCCTCTGCGAATTTACTAAGCACTGATCCTTCAGACGGTGGTGTTGTACCTGTAGTTCGCTACGATATTATCAGCGCAGAGCTTTACAAAGCCAAAATCAGTTATCCTGAAGATTTTACAAGCAGTCCTTCTTTGAATGACGTTGTAAATTGGACGGGCAGTGTAACTGTGAGTCAAACCTCTGATGAAGCTATGGCATCTTTTGAAACCGACAAAGTAGAGTATAATAATACTACTGAGTATGATTTAGATGTACAAGGCAGCGTTTGGTTTGAAGTCACTTCAACAGCAGACTATGGTTATGATAAATCTTTCCCTGGTGGACAGTATCAAGCAACCGTAACTGCGGAGTGTATTGCACTGTAATGCGATTCTGGGTTGTATTACTTGGTGTGTTGACTCATGGCCTCGTTTGGGGTCATGAGTTTACACCCACTTATCCTGAACTAAAAACATCTTATCTTTCAGGAGTTCTAAAAGCAGAAATGCATCTCTTTAATAGTCGAAAGGACATTAACTATTATCAAGTATCAGTTTATGATGAAAACTGGAAGCCTGTCAAATTCGCTACGGAAAGCAAAATTATTCAAATGGATTATCTAGATCATAAAGATATAGAGGTCTATGTTCGAGAAAAAGATAAAGAAAAAGCACAGTATATTTGCACCAAATCAAAAATCCTTAAAGGTCAGAATGTACCTACACTATTAGCATCAAGGATTTGTTCTAAAATTAAATAAGAGGCAACCGTGAAAAAACTAGTTTTATTGGCACTCGCATTGAGTCATATGGCGTGGGGACAAGGATCACTGAATCTGAATATTCCTCAATCGTCTCAGACTCATGCTCAAGATAAAATTAGAGCAGGTAACGTTGATTGTCAGAACGCGATAGGTTCTTCTACGAATTTAGAGTTTGGAGTAGTTGGTATTATTGAACAAGGTGATCAACCATATAGTACTCAAATTCAGATGGCAGAAGATCCCGAATATCGAGACGTAGGAGTATACGCTCGCATAAATATTCCTATCGGTGGCCCAAGAGAACGCATCAACTGTAACACTCTGTATCAGTTGGAGCTAACGAAGAAACGTCTAGAAGTAGAGAAGCTACAACGTGAGGTTATGCAATTACGTGCACTTCAATTCACAGACGATGTTGAGGAAAATTAAAAAATGGCAGAAGTAGAAATTGCAGGGATGACATTCAAAGGCGGAAAGATGGCGATAATATTGACAGCCCTCTCTACGCTCGGTGGAGCTAGCTGGGCTGGCTTCGAGTTTTACAAAGATTACATGGATATGAAAGAAATTGTCCAAAATATTGATGTAGACGCTATCGAAGCAAGAAATACTCAGATAGTACAAAAACTAGATGATGCGATTGAATACACACGAGACATTAAGTCTGGACTACGAGATGATATTCTGAGTATCGAAAAACAAACAGATCGTGTTGAAGACAAAGCCCGTACTATGGAAGAAAGAGTACGAGACATGATTGACAAAGCAAGTGAGCGATTTGAAACAAGACGAGATTCTTTAATATCTGACAATAATAGAGAGCTAAAGGATCTAGAAAAACGACTAAACGATAAAATCCAAAAAGCACTTGATAATCCACTTGCAGACTAGACCTGAGAAAAATATCTCTTGACAATATAACCCTAAGTTAGTATAATACGAGACATGGCAAAAGAACTCACTACAATCTCCCCAGAGGGGCTGGAGATAGCAAATAGTTATTTACAGTTCGGCAATATTCGCGGTGTATGCGACTACCTCCAGGTACCCGAACAACAAGTAGTTGAAGTCCTTAACAAGCGCGAAGTAAAAAAGTATATCGATACTGTTTATCTGGATATGGGCTACCGCAATAAAAATAACATTGCAACTGTACTAGATGAAATGATTGCGTCAAAACTAGACGAAGCCCAGGAATCTGGAATGTACTCTAGTAAAGATTTGGCAGACTTATTACAAATGGCTCATAAGATGCGGATGGATGAAATCAAAGCCCAAGCAGACTTAGCAAAAGCCGAAAGCAGTAACATAAAGAACCAAACAAATGTGCAGATTAATGAAGCTGTCCCATTTGGTCAGGGAAATTATGGTAAGCTGATGGAGAAACTTCTCAAAGATGGAACAGAATGAAAAAATCAATGATCTTGAAAAGGGTCTCTTTGCTCATGAAGTAATGTGTGAAGAACGTTGGAAGACTTGTTTTCAGCGTTTAGAAGATGTCGAAACTTCTCTAAATAGAATAGAGACTCGTATGGTTCGTATAGGCGGAACAGTAATCATGTTCCTGGCAGGTGTGATAGTAACACTACTCACCCAGATAGGATAAAATTATGCCATATCATAGCAAACCAAAAAAGAAAAAGCCCAAGAAAGGCAAAAAACGTAGAGGCTACTAATGAAGTATAAATCTAAAATGGCGGCAAAGAAAGCAGCCAAACGATTAGGACTTCGAGGTATTCATTCCCACGGACGTGGAAAAAATAAAACCTACATGGCAGGGAGTACGCATAAAGCCTATGAAAATGCCATGAAGAAGCGTAGGAGAAAAAAATGATTGAGATTTTTGAAAAGCGTGGCAAATGGTGTTACAGAGATGCTAATGGCAAACTCTTTAAGTTCGACACTGAAAAAGCGGCGAAGAGCTCATTAGGGCTAGAGACCTTAGATAATGGCAGTCAGAAAGAGAAAGACAACGACGAAAAGAAAGACAGCAAAGCGAAAGACTACTTCCAAGCGCCGCACAGCAAAACCACTATCGGAGTCGGTAAAAAAGACACTGCGAGCAAAGGCAAAAAGAACTAAACGTTTTACTTACGGTCAGCTTGCAAAAGTATATCGTCGCGGACAAGGCGCATATTTATCGTCTGGTTCTCGTCCAGGAGTATCAATGTCTCAGTGGGCGTTTGGCCGGGTAAATTCTTTTATTCGTGGTGGACACTCTCAAGACAATGATATTAAGAGAGCTCGTCGTGCGAAGAAAAAGTAAACGTAAAGTACCAAAAGACAAAAAGTCTGGAGTACCAAAGAAATACTTAGGACGCACTAAGGGAACTAAACGAACCCGTCTTGCATCTGTTATTAAACGTATAGCCAAGTTGTATAGAGAAGGGAAAACAGTCCCTAAGTCTCTGCTTGCAGAGAGAATGAGGTTAGGCAAAAGTGGCAGCAAAAAGAAAAAGAGGTAAGAAAAAAGATTCTCGTCTTGCAAGAGCAAGAGTAAAAGGCTATAACAAACCTCGCCGCACTCCTGGACACCCGAAAAAGTCACACATAGTTGTGGCTAAAGTTGGTAACAAAGTTAAAACAATTCGTTTCGGTCAGCAGGGAGCTAAAACGGCAGGGAAGCCGAAGGCCGGAGAGTCGGAAAGAATGAAAAAGAAACGTGCGTCCTTCAAAGCAAGACACGCAAAGAATATAGCTAAAGGCAAGATGTCAGCAGCATATTGGGCGGATAAAGTAAAATGGTAGAAGAAACTAAATATCATCCAGCAGATACTAATGGAGATGGAAAGGTAAGTGCAGCAGAAGAAGCAATGTACTTAGAAGCAAAAAGAAAAGAGTTAGAAGATGCTGATGCTATGCGTGATGCACAACGTAATATGGCATGGTTTTCTCTTGGTGGTATGTTACTTTATCCTTTTGCAGTAGTAACTGCAGAACTACTAGGGCTTAGCAATGCTTCAAAAACACTTGGAGATATGGCACCTACTTATTTTGTATCTGTAGCAGCCATTGTAGCAGCATTTTATGCTAAAGAAGCAGTAGGGGGTAAAAAGTAATGGAATTAATCTTAGGATTAGCTTTAAAATTTTGGCAATGGACAGTAGTAATTGCAGTAATTGCAGTTAGTTACTTAATTAATAAACTAGATAAACCAGATCTAAAGCGTATTAATTTTGAATATACTACTATGCCAAAAATGCAACCGCTACCAATCAAGACAGCAAGTAAAGGTTTCTGGGGCGCAATATTAATGTGGATTACTGGCACACGTCAGTGGGTAATCACAGAAGATTTCCATTACTGGATCGACAACCAAGCGTATAAAATTCCTGCAGGCTTTCAGTTTGATGGCGCATCAGTTCCCAAGTTTCTTGCGACCTTCCTGTCGCCTGTGGGAGTTCTGTTGATGGGTGGCTTAGTACATGACTATGGTTATAAGTATGCTACACTTATGAAGAAAGACGGCAGCAACATTGGTCCTCGTGACCAAAAATACATGGATGGTCTTTTCCGAGACATCTGTATCGAAGTGAACGGCTTTTATGCACTTAACTACTTAGCATATTGGGCACTACGCCTAGCAGGTTTTGTAGCATGGAACGGACATAAAAAGAGAGGTACTCATGTCGTATCTAAGTAAATTACTAAAGCAACGTACTTCCTGGGATGGGATGGTACTTATTGGAATATGTGGATCAGTCATATTATTAGGTGGTTTAGCAAAACTACTAGCATGGGTTGGTCTTGGTTACGGAATTTGGACACTACTAAAAGACGAATAATATGGCAGTTGAAATAAGTCGGAGGGACATACCCTCCGATGAACTAGCAGAATACAGATCTGAGACAAGGTTTCTAAAATTACCAGTTGATCCATACTTGGATTTACTGAATATCACACCGTTGCCTTCGCAGATAGCAATTATCAATGCGATTAACAACCCTAAATATCGTTTTGTCTCAGCAGCCGTTTCTCGACGACAAGGCAAGACGTACATCGCCAATATCATTGGACAGCTCGTGTCTTTGGTACCCGGCTCCAATATTTTAATCATGTCTCCCAACTACTCCTTGTCTCAGATCTCTTTTGATTTACAAAGGAACTTGATTAAACACTTTGATTTGGAAGTTACAAAAGATAACGCAAAAGACAAAGTTATTGAAATATCTAACGGCTCTACAGTAAGAATGGGTTCTATCAATCAGGTAGACTCTTGTGTCGGTCGATCTTATGATTTAATTATATTTGACGAAGCGGCACTAGCCGACGGAAAGGATGCCTTCAATGTTGCACTGCGCCCTACACTTGATAAAGATAATTCTAAAGCCATATTTATATCTACTCCCCGTGGCCGTAATAACTGGTTTTCTGAGTTTTTCTATAGAGGATTCTCGGATGAGTTCCCTGAATGGTGTAGTATACGTGCAACTTACAAAGATAACCCAAGAATGAGTGAAACAGACATCGCAGAAGCTCGTAAGTCGATGTCAGAGGCAGAGTTTAGACAAGAATATGAAGCAGACTTCAATACCTACGAAGGACAAATCTGGAAGTTCAACTTTGAAACACAAGTCAAAGATTTCTCACAACTCGATACTAGCAAGATGGATGTCTTCGCGGGGTTGGATGTCGGCTACAAAGACCCCACAGCAATGTGTGTTATTGCGTACGATTGGGATAAAGAACAATACCATTTGGTGGACGAATACTTCAATGCTGAAAGAACTACTGAACAGCATGCTGCCGAGATACAGAAGCTCATTGATCGCTGGGATATTGATTACATTTATATTGACAGCGCAGCTCAACAAACAAGGTATGATTTCGCGCAGAACTACGACATTTCCACCATCAACGCGAAGAAGTCCGTACTTGACGGAATTGGACATGTGTCAGGGATTGTCGATAACGATCTCCTCTTTGTTGATCAAGAAGCCAAAGAATCCATGAGTTGTTTAGATGCGTATCAGTGGGACCCAAACCCAAATCTTATGAAGGAAAAACCGAAGCACAACATGGCATCTCACATGGCAGATGCGTTGCGCTACGCACTATACTCATTCCAAACCTCAAATATATCCTTCTAGCGATACCAACTCAAAAATAATGTTTGACAAGTTAGCTTAAAGTCGATATAATTCTTTAGATAAAAAATAAGGAACCAAAGGAAAATGCCTAAGTTAAAACGTGATTATGTAAAGTATGTACGAGATAAGGCAAAATCTAAGTATAAGAAGGGTTCCTCTTGCAGAATTTGTGGAGCAACAGAGCAGTTAGACTTTCACCATTTTTACAGTCTGACTCCTTTGTTGAACAAATGGTTAAAAGATAACAATCACAATCCTGAGTATATACAAGCACTTCGGGAAGATTTTATAGAAGAACATCATGCTGAGCTATACGACCACACAGTTACTTTGTGTCACAAGCATCACTTAAAACTTCACTCAATTTACGGTAAAGATCCTGCGCTGACAACAGCAAAAAAGCAAATGCGCTGGGTAGAGATTCAAAGAGAAAAACATGGCTTGGTATAATAATTTATTTGGTACAAAACCTGTAGACGCTGAGGAGGAAAAACTAAACCCTGGGCAGCAGTATATCGGCAGCCAAATTGAATCTTCAAGAGAGTATACCGCAAACTATCAGCACTACTATGAAAATTTAGAAATTGTAAATAGAGCTGTAAACCTTGTTGTAGATGATACAGCAGGTGTAAATACTACTGTTAAACCTTTTACTGTTCCTGGAATTGTAAAGGGAATTAGAAGAGTGAAGGTAGAGACTCTGCTTACAAAAGAGCCAAACTTATTCCAAGATATAAATACTTTTAGACGTAATCTTATTACTGATTTTTTACTTGATGGGAATGTATTTGTATACTATGATGGTGCGCACCTGTACCATCTTCCTGCAGATAAAGTAGTAATTCATGGCGATAAGAAAACTTATATTGAAAAATATACTTATAATGAGATAGACTACTCTCCAGAAGAAATTATACATATCAAAGATAATTCTTTTTATGATGTGTATCGAGGAGTTTCTAGACTTAAGCCTGCAGTTAGAACTATGCAGCTCATTACTAGAATGAGAGAGTTTCAAGATAACTTTTTTAAAAATGGAGCAGTACCAGGTTTAGTACTTAAATCACCAAACACTCTTTCAGATAAAATTAAAGAGCGTATGATGGTATCTTGGCAAACTCGATACAGACCAGATACAGGAGGTCGTAGACCTTTAATACTAGATGGTGGTATTGAGTTAGATAAAATTTCAAATGTAAACTTTAAGGACTTAGACTTTCAGTCCTCTATCGCTGATAATGAAAAAATTATACTAAAAGCAATTGGAGTACCTCCAATTCTTTTAGACTCAGGTAACAATGCAAATATTCGTCCAAATATGAGACTCTACTATTTGGAAACTGTGCTACCAATTATAGCAAAACTAAATTCAGCATTTTCTAGATTTTTTGGTTTTGAGATTGTAGAGGATGTAACAAATGTTCCAGCACTACAACCAGAACTACGAGACAGTGCAGCATACTACTCTGCTTTAGTAAATGGCGGAATTATTAGCCCTAACGAAGCTCGTGAAGCACTAGGATATGATGCTAGAGAAGAGGCTGAAGATATACGAGTTCCTGCAAATATTGCAGGTTCAGCAGCAAACCCAGATGAAGGCGGACGTCCGCCACAGGAAGAGGAAGATGTATAACAGAAGAATGGTAGGTGTTTTGGCACAGTATTTTGCAGAGCACGGATTGCCAAAAAGTCACGAGCACTTTAAAAGAGATGGAAACAAACCTTATTCCGCAGTGCTAGTACAGAAGAAAGTAGGAGGATGGCCTATTGTTCTTAAATATATAAAAGAAAACCACCCAGAATATTGGGAACTAGCTCAACCGAAGGTTGAGGTAGAGCCTGAAGAAAAAGACCCTTTGGAAGCACTCAGGGCAAGTACTACAGAGAAAACTTATGAATAAGATACTACATATGGCCTCAACGTTTAAGTCTCATGCAAATGAAGATGGCAGCGTAATGATTCGAGGTATGGCGAGTACTAATCATTCTGACCGAGCAGGGGATGTAATTGCAGCCGAAGCCTGGACAAAGGGTGGTTTGGATAATTTTCACAATAATCCTGTAATTTTATTCAATCACGACTATGATAAACCTATTGGTCGTGCTACAGGAGTAAAAGTAACAGAGAATGGGCTAGAGCTTGAAGCAAAGATTAGTAAATCTGCGCCTGCAGCGGTCTGTGAACTAGTTAAAGACGGTGTCCTTGGAGCCTTTTCCGTTGGTTTCAAAGTCAAGGATGCTGATTACATCAAAGAAACTGACGGATTAATGATTAAGGATGCTGAGTTGTTTGAAGTATCGGTTGTTTCGGTACCTTGCAATCAAGCAGCTACTTTTTCGCTCGCGAAATCATTTGACTCGGAAGAAGAGTACAATGAATTCAAGAAAACTTTCACCAATCGTGTCGATCTAACGGGTCAGTCTCTGACCAAAGATGATTCAAAGGAATCAAAAGTGGTTAGTGACGCACCTAAGCAAGTGGAGAAATCCACTATAAAGGAGACAAAAATGTCCGAAGAAACTAAAACTCCGGAAATCGACTTGGAAGCATTTGCTAAGAAAGTAGCTGATGAAACTGCTGCTAAAATCGCAATGAAACAAGCCGAAGAAAAAGCCGCTGCTCAAGCAGAGGTAGAAGCTGCTGAAGCTAAAGCTTTAGAAGCCAAATCAATCAAGTCAAGCATCGAAACCGGTGTTAAGACTGGTGTTGAAAAACTAGAAGCCGATATGCAAAAAGAGTTTGAAGCTAAAGATGCTGATCACGCTGCTATCGTTGCTAAATATCAAAAAGACCTTGAAGAAAAAGGTGCTGAACTAGAAGCTATGCGTAACAGCAAGCGCGACTTTACTGGTCGTGGTACTCTTACTCAAGGCGAAATTGATAAGCAACTTCTTTCTGCTCATATCCTGGGTAAAATTACTCGTAAAGGTATGGACACTGACTTCGCTAAGAGCGTACTTGAAAAAGCATCTATGGATATCACTGCGATCACTCCAAGTGTTTCTTTAGATATCTCTGTTAGCAATGCTTTTGAACAAGAAGTACTTCAAGAGCAGCAAGTTGCTGGTCTTTTCCGCGAAATCGCAGTAAGCTCTGGTGCTACTGTATTGCCAGTAAATCCAGACTCTGAAGCTGCTCACTTCTCAAGTGCAGGTGCAGCTGATGATGCTGGTTTCTTGGAAGATAACACTAACGGTACTGCTGCAACTGGTAATGCTTTCAACATTGGTCAAGTTGTACTTAAAGCTCACCGTTTGATCTCTGGTACTAACATCACTAACGATACAGACGAGCAAACTGTTGTTGCTGTATTGCCTATGATTCAAAGTGCTATGGCTCGCGCTCACGCACGTGCTAAAGATAAAATGTGTCTGTTTGGTAACTCTTCACCTGCTATCTCAGGTCTTGCCGGTTCAAATGGTACAGAGCAAGGTGGTACTCCACTAGCTCAAGACGTATCAGCACTTGGCGGTCTTGCGGTAACTGACTTCTCTCACAACACAGCAGGCGAAATTCTTACTGCTCTTGAAGTAACTAAAGGTCGTACCCAAATGGGTAAATACGGTGTTAACCCTAGCGATCTAGCGGTTATCGTTGGTACTTCAACTTACTACGAGCTAATGCAAGATACTGCTTTTGCTGACGTGAGTCAAGTAGGCGATCTGTCTACTAAAGTAAATGGTGTTGTAGGTTCTATCTACGGCATGCCAGTAATTGTTACTGATCTATTCACTCGTGCTGATAACAAGACTGTTTTCCAAATCGTTAACACTCGTAACTACGTTATCCCACGCTTGAAAGGCGTTTCGATTGAAACTGACTACTCAGTTGTTAATCAGCGTACTGATCTTGTTGCTAGCCAGTCTCTTGGTTTCCAAGAATTGGTTGGTGGATACGCTTCAAACTATCCTTCTGTACAAGTCATCTACGACGCAGCATAATAGTAGTAATACTTTTAAACTTCGGGGAGGTTCGCCTCCCCCAAGTTTTTACTAATGGACTTATAGAATATGGCAAATTTAATTAGTACTTCAATTTATAAAACAATGACGGGAATTACTAGTACCAACCAAGATACTAGAATTGCCGCATTATGTGAATCTGTAAGTCAATTAGTAAAAACTTATTGTAATAATACTTTTGTAGACTTTGTTAGTTCTGCAAAAACAGAAATATTTAATATAGACTATGGAGAGCATTTTGTACAACTTACAGAGACTCCTCTCATAGCAATTAATTCTGTGTCTGAAAGAGAAAAGCCTACAGACACCTACACTAACTTAACAAATAATACAGATTATTATGCAGATTCTGTAACTGATACTATTTTTCGTGTAGATAGCGGAGGAAATGAAAAGCAGTTTAAGTCTGGCAAAGGTTCAGTAAAAGTCGTTTATACAGCAGGTTACAGCAGTCTTCCGCAAGATCTTGAACTTGCAGTAATGGATTTAATTACTTACTATTTGAAAGACGAAAGAAAACAACGTCAAACTATCGCAGGCGCAAGTCTAAATAATCAGGCTAGTACGAGTCAGCGAGACAATGTAGGCTTTCCAGACCACATAAAACGAGTTCTGGATTTGTATAAGAACTACTAATGAGTAAAGAAACACTAGTAGCATTTCTAGAGAGTTTAAATGAAGACTTATCAAGAAAGGATGCTACTGAGGCGTACCGTACTCAGACGGCAAATAAACTTACTCATACTATAACAATAAGCAGAAGTAAAATTGACAGAACTATAAGAGTTGCACTAGAGGCAGCAAGTAACGTTTCTGGAAATGGAAATGCTTTGTTGAAAGAAGTAAGTAGACAATACAATAGTGCACTTGACAATTTGATGACTGAGATAAGACAAAACTTCAAAAGTATAGTAAATAAAAAAGGCGATACTGTAAAGTTTATACGAGGTAGTAGATCTGGTAATGTTATAAAAGTTATAATTATGACTCCAGAAGGAACTGCTCAAAATAAAGATAACTTTGGTTTGGCACAAAAGCAGTATAGCGAACCTCTACAAAACTTTTATGAAAACTTTTTGGAAATAATCAATCAACCGATAAGTAGACCTAGTACATCGAATAAAGAGGGTAAGGTTGATTTGAAAAGAGCGGGACAAGTTTTTAACTTAGAACACTTTAAAAACTCTAGTAACGTGCGAGCTTTTTTGGCGGATACTATACACAACAACCTAATGGCTCACTATACAAAAGATCAGTATGATGACCTAGAGGCAGATTTAAAAAAGTTGGGTTTAAAGACAAAATTAGAAATTAAAAAGAATGCAAAAACTGGTGAAATAAAAGTATTTTTAGGAAGCCAGATACTTAACGTAGCACAATCGGCATCAGAGCAAAAACTAAAGAAAGAATTGCAGACTGCTCTTACAAAAGCAATCGAGAGATTGAAGAAAGACGAACTACTAGAGCTAAAGGGAAGTGCCAGCATAGCCGACGTTAAAAAACAAAAAGTTGTAAAAAGTATAGTAGAGCCTTTTAAAAAAATAAAAGGCGTAAAAGTTACTTCAGACACAGCAAAGAAAAAGCTAGGAAAAACGAAAAGCAGTGCAAAATTAGAAGTAGGCCCTAAAGTGAAAAAGGGAGGAGCAGTAAAGCCTAAACTCCGTAAAAAGAAAATTAGGGGCGCAAGACTTCAAAAAACTGCAACAGGTTTTGAGCCTTTACAACTACTAGGAATACTGAACCAAAGAGTTCCAGAAACTGTAAGAAGGAATATGCAAGAGCCAGCACTAGTAAACAGAACAGGAACTTTTGCTGATAGTGTAAAAGTAACAGAAATACAAAGAACACCTCAAGGCTTTCCAAGTATTGGATATACCTACAAGAGAAACCCTTACGATATCTTTGAGGTGGGAAGCGGAAATCCAAGGGCTACTCCCGAAAGAGATCCTAGAATATTAATTGATAAGTCTATACGAGAGATAGCGGCGCAGTTTGCAATCGGTAGATTTTACACGAGGAGAGTTTAATGTCAAGAGAGTATACCACAAGGCGTTTAGGAATTATTAATGCCCTTGTTACTAAACTCAAAGGAATAAATGGTACAGGAGCATTCCTTACCAATGTATTTGACAACGTATCTCCTCGACTCAAGTTTTGGGATGAAGTAGAAGATTTTCCAGCAATACATTTAAATGCTGGATCTGAAACCCGAGAATACCAGGGCGGCGGGTATAAAGACCGTTTTTTAACAATAACGCTTCGTTGCTACGTAAACGCAGATGATTCTGTACTTGCTCTTGATGAGCTAATGGAAGACGTAGAAACGGTATTAGAAAATAATTCGCGTTTGTCGTATACTGATAGACAAGGTAATACACAGACAACGCACCAAATCACAATTGTCAGTATAGATACTGATGAAGGTGTACTTGAACCTCTAGGCGTAGGAGAAATGCAAATAGAGGTTCATTACTAGAAAATACAGGCACGAACAAAAGTTCACGTCCTTGTCTTTTCAAGATACATAGGAGATAACTATGGCTGATACATTATATTTTAGTAGAGATACCAAGGTATTTGTCAAAATCGGATCTGCGATTTGGGAAATACCGGTACTAGATGGATTCTCTTTCTCACAAGCAACAAACACTTCAGAGATTACTCTGAATGAAATGTCTGATACGTCTGGTAACAGCCGTCGTGGACGCAGAATGTTTAACGATTCTTATGCGCCTGCAGAGTGGAGTTTCTCTACTTATGCTCGTCCTTTCATATCGGCAGGGTCAGGCGACGGTGCTGCGGATAGTGCGACTAAACATCACGCAGTAGAAGAAGTTCTTTGGGCTATGATGGTGGGTGATGCAACCTACGCTTCGAACTCTTTTACAGGGTTAGACCATACTGCAGACACTAATTCTGCTCTAGACATTTCATTTGCAAACTCAAACAAAACTACTCTAGGCACAGCCGATATTTTCTTTGTAATGGGCGGTGCTGGTTCTGGTACCAAAACAACTTACAAGATTGCAGGATGTGTTGTAAATGAAGCATCTCTTGATTTTGATATTGATGGTATTGCAACTATTAACTGGTCAGGTTTTGGTAAAATTATTACAGAAGATAGTGCACCAACTGCAACTATTTACGAAGGTGTTTCTTCAACAACTAACTTTATTCGTAATAGACTTACTTCTTTGACAATGACTACTGCAGATGACCATCTATTGGCTTCGGGCGAAAGTGCCGATGGCGGTACAGACGTTGAAACCTATGACTTAGTTTTAACAGGCGGAAGTGTTACTATTTCTAATAATATTACTTTCCTTACTCCAGAAACTCTTGGTGTAGTAAACCAACCCATTGGTCACGTAACAGGTACTCGTTCTGTAAGTGGTAGCTTTACTTGCTACTTAAATGCAGAAACTGATTCAAGCGCTGATCTATTTGAAAGAATCATTGAAGATAGTGATACTATTACCAACAACTTTGATCTAACATTTAAAGTAGGCGGTAGTAGTGCTCCACGCATTCAATTGGCGATGTCAGACTGTCACCTAGAAGTACCTACACACAGCATTGAAGATGTTATTTCTCTTGAAACTAGCTTCCACGCACTGCCAAGTACCATTGAAGGAACTGATGAACTAGCAATTAAGTATGTAGGTTCGTAAAAATATTTCTTGACATTTATGGTCTCTTGGACTATAATATGGAAATAGAAAAAGTTGAGAAGGGGCCTTTTTCGGGCCCCTTTTTATTATCCGGAGAATTATGGCTAAGTATAATATTTTAAGAGACGCAAAAGTTTACTTAGTAGATGGTGGAAGTAGCGCCACTACAGTAGCAAACTACCCGACTTCTGGATTAGTACATAGATTCCGGCTGGATAATGCCACCACTGGCATATCCGACGATATAGACAGTAGTACAGCTACTGCGGTAACAAATGGTACAGTTACTTTCAGTAGTACAAATCTTTTTCCTGGTTTTGATGGCAGTTTTACTTCAACCTATACTAATGGAATTAGATTAATGACTGCAGCAGAAGCAAATGCTTGGGAAGACGAAAATAGTGCGTTTACTGTTAGTTTCTGGTTTCAAAGCACTGTAGGAGCCTCGGGGCAGGGTAATCAAAACAGAATAATAAGTAGGGATCTTAGCGAAGGTTTTGGAGTTCACTTAGATCAAACTGCTTCTTCAGGAAGTCAAATACTAAAATTATTTGGAGAGCCGAACAGTACTAATATAACTACTACTCTCACAACAAATACTTGGCATAATCTAGTTATTACTTGGAACGGTACAAATGTACAAGCTTACTTAAATGGAGTTGCAAGCGGTAATGCTGTAGGATATACTAGAACAAATACTGCAGGCGGATTATGTGTAGGGCAAAATATTGAAGCCGATAATTTACAAAATTCGCCAGGACTTAGAGGTTTAGTTTCAAATCTTCAACTGTTTAATAGAGTATTAACGGCTGCAGAAATACTGGCAATTTATGATAATACTACAGGTGCAAATACTACTATTTTAGAAGTAGGCCCTGAACTAAGTTTTGGACAAACTTTTACAGATAGTACTACACCGGTAAAGACTTTACATAGTCAAGATTTTTTTGAAAAATCTAACATTAAAAAAGCAAATCCGGCAAACTTTGAATTTAAAATACCGGTTTTTAAAGAAAATGATATAGCAATAGTTCATGATAGATTACTTGATTGTGATACTTTTGATTTATACATTTCAACTAAGCAAGATGTTTTTAAATTACAGAAAGCTGTTATTACTAACGGGACGTATGAGATCGAGCGATCTACACCTCTAACGTTAACAGTATCTGGTCAAGCATCTAAGCTATCAAAAGTAGGAGAGTTTGATTCCTACACAGTGCCAGGTACTGTGCAAAGCAGTACAGCAAATAGAACCTATCTCAGGACAACCGAGATAACAAATACGTTAAACGGTTCGGATATCTCATCTGAAACTGTATCTATAAATGCAGAGTTACAAAATGAAATAGAGTGGACACCCTATACAACTGTTCAAGGAGGTATTGCAGCAACAAGTAGAACAAATGCTGAATTCCCAGAAAACTTCACTATAGGTAAAAAGACATTTTCAGGATCATTAGTAAGATATTTGTGTGATACAAATAACTCTATTGTAAATGATTTTGATGAAACCGCAACTCTGCGTATTAAAGCAGGACAAACGATAGGCGGTAGTTTTTATGGTTTTGATTTCAATATGCCTGCGTGTTCATTTACAAATAGATCTACAGTAGCAGAAGTATTTACGCAAAGCTATGAATGGAAATTAACAGATAATAGTCAAGCACTTAGCACAACAATCACTTACAATAACACTTAGGAGTAACAATGAATCTTAAAAACCTCATGGTTGATACCAAAGCAGTTTGGGTCGACTTTCCTGGCTTAACAGGATTTACGATAGAAGTAGCCAATCTTTCTAGAAAAGAACTTACTAAAATTCGTAAAAAATGCACCACACAAAAATTTGACAGAAAAACACGAGTAGCAATGGACACATTAGATGAAGAAAAGTTCGTTGTAGAGTTTGCCAAAGCAACAGTAAAAAACTGGAAAGGCTTAACTCTAGAGCACCTAGAAACTCTAATTCTTATTGATATTGGTGATAAAGATCCTAAAGAGGAGCTAGAGTATACTGTAGATAATGCAGAGATTTTAGTAAATTCATCTAGCGAATTTGATCAATGGCTCAACGAGGTAGTCTTTGATTTGGATAATTTTCGTACTGGACGAAAAAATGGAACTGATGCAGAGACTGGACAAGTATCTAAAAAACCAGGACTCAAAAATGACAAGGGATCGCTATCTTAAGATGTGCGATGAGTTAGGTAAAGAGCCTAACGAAAAAGAAATACCTCCAGACTGGAAAGATTTTCCAGAAATAGCGCAGATTGCTTTCAGTGTCTTTGGAATGTTGGGAGATAGAATAGTTCCAGATATTGGGTATCTAGGAAAAGACTATACTAATCTCCCCGTTCTTATGGAATTACATGAAATTACGGATAAAGAATTATTTTTAGAGATTCTATATACTTTAGAATCAAGAGCTGTAGAATCCTCTCAAGAGAGTTTGAAAAGGGAGCGAGACAAGCTAAAGAGAAAATCTAGTGGCAGACACAATTAATGTAAAGTATAAGATAACCGAAGATGGATCTCTCGGTAAAGTAGCTAAAGATGCAGATAAAGCTGCAAAAAGTACTAAAAAAGCTAC